TTTTGTAATTTTGTGTCTAACTAAAGCCGCAGAGTTATTAGCTCTACCACGTTGTGGGTTCGTTTCCCACCAAGAACCTGATTTACAAGCAATCATCTCACTATCGTCAGCCGAGAATAAAGAAATAAGTGCCGCTCTACGGATACCACCAGCAAGAACTGCATCAGCAATATGACAAACCATATCGTGAACTTCAATAGGTGTTAATTTTTCACCATCTTCTTTTGCGCTTAACATACTTTCTAATTTATGAAGACAATCTTTTAATGGTTGAGGTCCTGGTGCTTTACCACCTGAGGTTACTAATTGAGCACCTTTTGCCCTAATATCAGAAAAATCAAAATCAGGCGATGATAATTGTTCTCCAAAGTATGATTTGAATAATACTTTAATAGCGTCAGCCCATCCTTCAATAGAATCACCAATTAAGAATCTTCTAGACCTATTTGGATTTGGTTTTCTAATCTCAGGTAATTTTTCAACGTGATGTTTTTGAACTGAATATCCAACACCAGTACCACCTAATAATAAAAACATTGACTCAGAAAAAGCGTCTAAATGGTCTATTGGTAAGTAAGCACAATTGTAAATTCTATTTGGAGAAATTTCAATTGGTTTTCCACCGAACTGTAATGACCTCATTGAGGGTAATACTTTTTTATCATATACAAATTTGTATACTTCTTTAATCTCATCTTTTAATGATGGATAGGTTTTAATATGCATTTCCATATTACGGGTAACTAATTCATCCCACGTTTCACGTCTATTCAATTCAGGTACAAATTTTGAGTACTTCATGTAGACAGTTAATTCTGACAATATCTTTTGTGATGCGTCCATATTTCTATTCTTTTGTTTATTTTTATTAAATTATGTTATTTTGAGGATTTTCTCTTTGTTTTCTTTTTTCTAATAATTCTTTTACTCTATCTCGTTTTCTTTCTTCTTGTTGTTCCCCAAACCCTAAGAATGTTACAGATGATTCTGTATCTATTTCAAGTAATTCATTATTAAACTTACAATTTTCAAATACAACCCCATCCTTACCGATACGTGATTTTGTGATTGCAATTGTTGCAAGATTCATTTCTTTTTGTTGTAGTGTTTTTGCCACGGATATGATAACGTGACCAACTTGTGCTTTCTTAATTGACCCACCCATTTGGTCTGTGGTAACAACTTCTGCAGAAATAGATGACCTATTACCTTGTGTTGCAGTCCAACCAACCAAATTTAATTCATGACACATCGCCTCAAAATGTCTCATAACTGACCCTTCAGCTTTCCATTCATCTTTACTTGAACTTTCAGGAACAACACAATCAATATAGTCCAAAAGAACTAAATCAAGTTTTGTACCATCAGCAATCAATTTTCTAAGTTGATTTTTAATCTGTAACATAGTCATAGAATCTGAAGGAAGTTTTTTCAAGATTAACTCGTTCTTCATTGTTTCGTGAATTTCGTTAATCTTACCAATCACTTCTTCTTTGTGTTGTACAAGATTGTCTGGTTCAATACCAGTCCAAAGTGTAAAGTGTTTACGTTGAATAATCTTTGGATTGTCTTCAAAAAAGATTTGAATGACATTGTATCCAAGATTAAACGCTGTGTTTGCAATCTTTGTTAAGATTGTCGTCTTACCAACCCCTGTTGGAGCTAATATAACCCCTATCTCACCCTTCGCAAGTCCACCCTTAAGTAGTTTATCAATCCCTGGTATTCCTATTGGGATTGGGTGTCTAAAATCGTCATCTAAAACCGTATCAAGGTTGGAGAAGATATCGGTGATACCCGTGTCTCTTTCTCCAACTTGTAAGGCTTCTCTAACAAGTCCTTCAACTTTGTCATACGATTCAAAATCACCTTCGTTAATAATCTTTTGTGCTCTGTCCATTGCCTTCTGTAACTCTTGTTGTTTACAGAATTTCAATGCTTTTTCCTGCACAAACGTGCTTCCTTCAAATGGAGCCTCTTTAACTTGTTTAATAGTATCAATAACTATTTTAGCAACAAGTTCTTGTGAAATTTCAGATTTAACGATTTGGTCAAGAGTTTCAAAGTTAGGGGTTGACTCATATTTTGTGTGATACTCCTTAATCATTTGTAAGATAATTTTAAAGTACTTATTATCAAAATAAGTGCTCTCAATCACATCCATAATTGATGTTGAAAATTCTTTATCTACAATAAGTTGGTTTAAAAGTTGTATCTGAAATGTGTTCCCTAAGTAATCAAAATTCTTATTCATATGTTGTTGTTCGCTCCCCTGTTTAATTAAATAGTTAGTTGTTTAACTCAAAGTTCAAATATTTGTAATTTAATTTTTCAGCAGAAAAAATGTCAGTCATATCCCTTAGAGCGTCTTTTAAAAATGGTCTTACGTCAACCGTATAACGAACTTTTGGCGGATACAATTTTCCATCAAAACTTCTATGACAAATTGTCTTGTCTCCAATTCTAATGTAAAGTTTAAATTCTTCTGAACCTTCCGTGAATGAAGTGTTCATCACAGACGGGTCACCTATAATAGAATCAATATTATCAATCATATAGATAACCGTTTTCATTTTTAAGTGTTGTTGGAGTTCCTCTTTAAAGTATTTAAAGAAATAATGTAACTCCAACGAATTTTTTGCGTTTGGGTTAAATCCCCTAACATTAAAGAATCTCTGAACTACGATATTATCGTTTAACGTCATCAAGAATTCCATTTTGGTACTGTCCTGTTCTTTCATATTTTATTTTTTTGTTGTGTGTCTTTTTTCTTTTCTTGTTAACTTCATAAATGGTGTTAGGAATTTAACCCAAGCATCATCGTTTTTTGGTAGGTACTTAAAGAGTCCATCGTCCATCATCATCCTCATTAAATTCTTATATCCTCTATCTGATGGGTCAATGGTGTCTGTTAATATTTGTTCAACTAAAACCTTACCCTCATCAGTAATCAACGGATTACTCAAATCAATAATTCTTTTATTTGTATTATAATACTCTTCACCAAGTATAGACAATTTTGTCTTACCAATCAAAATATTTGATAAACTTTTTATAGGTTTTTTTTGCGGGATATTTCGTGCATTATCTAAGATTTCGTCCATAGTGCAGGGTTTCTCCTGCAATTGGGGGAATAGTTTAATTAAAGTTTTTTCACCCAATCCTTCTATACCATCAATATTATCTGATTTGTCCCCTGTGAATATTTTACATAACAAAACATTATAGTGAGGAATACTAACCTTGTTAATAAGGATACTATCACCATTCTTGTAATATTGTTTTGTGTTTGGAGAATAAACCGTAACCCTGTCTGATATTAATTGAGTTAGGTCTTTGTCCGCAGAGAAAATAATAATCTCTTCATCAATCGCTGTTTGACAATAATAAGCAATAAGGTCATCCGCCTCGTTGTTAATTATTTCAACTTGTCTTACGAATACTTCTTCAAGATATTCTTTAACCCTACTTTGCTGCGTAAGATATGATTCATATTTGAACTCATTCATATCTTGTCGTCTATTCGCTTTATATTGGGGGTAAATTGTTTTCCGAGTTAGTGAACTATCCTCGGCATCCCAAAAAACAACAACCTTATCGTGGTTGTGTTCTTCTAGGAATTTTCGTATTGTATTTATAAAATGGTAAATGGCGCCTAAATGACTTCCGTCACTATATAAGTCCTTTACTCCATGAAATCCAATTTTCATTAAATTGGAACCATCAACTAATAATGTTTTAACCACATTTCGTGTATTAAATTGTGAAACAATAAACTATTCTTCTTCTTTTTCTTCTTTCAAATCAAAATCACCATCAGTACCGATGATTTCTTTCCAATACTCCGCATGTTCTGTTTTGTATTTTTCAATAGAAATCTTCTCCTCAGCAGCATCCTTACCCGCCAAAAACCCGTGTGGTGTTACAATAATTTTTCCGTCCTCATAACCCAAACCATTGATGTGGTTTTTCATTACAGATACTTTAGTTCTAATCGCAAACTTAACACTTCTCTTATCTTTGGTTGCAGTAATTTTGTTTGTACCCGCACCCTTTTGATTACCAAATAAGAAAACCAAAGATGAATTCAACCAAATTGATTCTCCACCCTTTGCCTTAATTTTTGGTTGTCCAAATGGATTGTCGGGTAATTCAACCCAAGGTTGATTAACAATAACCAAAGTGTTTTCATATTTTGAATCCGCTCTACGAGAACCTGAAATACGTTGGTTGATACCCATACCAATTTTGTCTGCAAGTGTTGACGCGTTGTGTTGTTTTCCACCCTTTCCTTCCCAAGTCATCTTACAAGGTACTGAACCAACTGAATCCCATAAGAACAATAAACTATAATCTAATTCACCCTTCTCTTGAGCATCTAATAAACTATTAATGTAATCGGTAATTTGTTCAATGTAACTGAAGCTATTATTAAAGATGAAAAATCCATCCCAATCTAATTCTCCCGTTTCTTCATCAACAATCTCGTTACATTCAAAACCCATAAGTTTAGCGTGTTCAAAACTCCATTTCTGTTCGGTAATAATAAACACAGGTAAGATACCTTTTTTCTGAGCATCTACTGCCGCCTTAACTAAAGCCGTTGTTTTTCCTGTGTCCGAGTGACCTAAGAACATATTTAAATGTCCAATCGCGGGTCCTGGTAATCCAACAGCATCTAAGAAGTCAGAACCCAAATCAAAAAATCTTTGGGGTTTGTATTTTGCAGAAGTTGAGAATTTTTTCTTAACTGAACTGAAATCATTTTTTTTAATTGCCATAGTTTTATAATAAATCATGTATGGTACCATACAAGATACCATACATGATGTGTTTTGTTTTATTAGAACGGTAAATCGCTAGAAGGTTTATCGTTGACTTGTGGGTCAACATAAGCCATTCCACTTTTTGCTCCACCAAAATTGTTAGTTTCTTGTGTTGCGTTTTCATAAACGTATCCACCTTTTTCATTATCCCATTTTGGAGTTTCTCCACGAGCAATTGCCTCAAGATAATCAACGGTTTTCTTAGAATAAACATCTAACCAAGTTAGTTCGTCATTAATCCAAGCATTTGATTGTACGTCTTCTGCGTGAAGTGGAGTTGGGTCATCGTGCATGATGGTTGATACTGCGGTGTATTCTTTACCATTTGGAGCCTTTTGTTTGTTTAACTCAATGATTAAATCACGTCCTTTTTCAGAATCAGTAATATCACCTTTGTTTCTCCAAATCGGAATGATTTTATCTAAAATACCATCATTCTTGTAGTTGTGTTTGAATCTCCAAAATTTTGGACCATCTTCTTCGTGGTCTCTATCTATTACCTTTACGATATAGAACTTACGAGATTTGTATTGTTTTGCTAATTCTTTATCAGAATCTTTTCCAGTTGCCATCAACTCTTCGTAAACCTCATTCAAAGGTGAACGCTCATTGTCGTTTTTTCCTGGGTCATAAAATTTTTGCCATTGTCCACCAACTTGGATTTCATGATACCAAGCTTCTTTGAATGGTGAAGAACCATCTGGTGTTGGAAGGATACGTACTCTACGTTGTCCTGATTTTTCTTTATCACCTAAGATAAGAGCGAAATACTTTTTCATTCTCTCGTCTTGTGACATTTTGAACTGTGGGCCTGCCCCTTGTTGTTGTGTTTTTTCGTACTGTGCCAATACGGCGTCTAATGAACTCATCATATGTTTTTTATATTAAATTGTTCCATAAGTATAATACAAAATATGAAATTGTCAAATAAAAAAGGTCACCATTGGCGACCTTTTTGAATTATTGTATTTTATTATTAGTATTTGTTTTCGTCTCTTTGAACACTGTTTCCTTGAAATGAGTTCTTAATATCATTTGAATTAATATCGGTTACATCATCGGGTGTTAAAACATAATCATTTTTTCCCGTTTTTTCCATTTCTTCTTTTTTGTCATCAAAGAATTGTGATAATTTTTGATTGAATGGGTATGAATCATATGTTCTTAACTCTAATTTTTCTTCAGGAGTTTTTTCTCTGTATTTTTCAATTTTGTTTTCAAGAGCATTAAGTTTGTTCATAATGGCATCCATCTCACCTAATCTTGATTCTAACTTACCAAGTTGTCCAAATAAATTTTCAAAATACTCGTCCTGTTTCTTTTCAATATTTTTTTGAGAATCAACTAAATCAGTTACGTCCAACTCATCTGTTCCAGTTTCGCTGTCTTTATCGTCTTCAGAATTTCCCTTATCATCTATCTTTTCAACGTCTGGGTCGTTTGCAACATCAATTGGCGCTGCTGTTGGTGGTGCAGGTGCTGCAGGTGGTGCAGGTGCCGCTGGTGGCGGTGGAACTGTTCCCCCTACTGGTGGTGTTAATGCTCCTAAATCAGCCGATAAATCATCCGCTTGTTCTGTTATATATTTGTTGATACTTCTGTATCTTGCAATTTCATTTAATATTTTTTTATCTAAACTCATTATATTATCCGTTTAATAATTGTTTTATAC